AGATTCCATATTCTTTCCTTGGCATCCATTAACGTAGGATATGCCTGGGGTGCATCTGTCTTAAGGCAGGTAATCGGCGTTTCCGCAAGGCTCTTATCTCCAAATATTACAGGCTCGTTACCCTGCCACTGTGAGTATAATGCCTTTAGTGTCTTTTGTTGTGCCTGACTACCAGTTAATAGATTTGGTGTTTTTTGTGCATTAATGTTAACGTCAATCGTGCGCTGGATGTTGGTAAGTCTCTCAGCATACAAGTACATTGTTGTAGCGGTCGGTTGTCTGAGGTAATTATTCCAGACTATCACGCTGTCCTGGTCGGAGCACTCTTGGCTAAAACCTGTAATAGAGTATGCTCTTCTCATTATTGGTATCCGGTAAATGTTTAACGGCCCCTGCAACGTGCATTGTAGTGTTAAGTAGGCAAGGTTAACCTCATGTCTAAAAAACAAACAGTAACCATACTCAAACAACACTAACTCCATAAATCTCGCATCGCAAGTTGGTGGTAAATTAATCCACTCAAACTGGTTAACTGCAATCTCTTTAAGCCTAGTGTAGTAGTCAAAAAATGTTGCATCGTTAAACCATCTTGCCTCCTTTGCTCCTAACTGTAATCCGCATAAATCGTGTTTCACTTTACCACCTCCTTACGTGTAATTTACTTTACCAAAGTTTCTAGCGTAATTGGTTCCGCCTTGTCCGATGGTAGTTGTTTTTTCAAACACTCCGTCTGGCCCACCGCCAGGATTACCAGTATTACCGCTAATGTATGTGACCTGAGGCCAGTTAACTGATGATACTACACCGCAATGATGTAAAACGGTCGGTGACTGGTTAGTTATAAAAAATATAACGTCACCTGGTTCTGGATGTTCTCCGTCCACGCTGGCGACCCATGTACTTCCCATTGCTGTCATGTCGTCGTATAACTTTTGTACGCCCTCATTTTTTGGCACCTGCTCGCCCACTCCCGCTAACGACGCACAATAGGTTAAACAGGTTGTGCACCAAGCGGCTTTTACATAACTACCGTAATACCAACGTTGCCATAATCCTACCGTTTCATCCCATTCGACCGCTCCGATGAATCTACGCATTACAGTGTCAATTCTTTCGACGGTTGGTTGGGTGTTGTAAGTGGCTTCGATTGTACAGTCGTTTGGTGGCATTACAAAGATTGCCGTGCTGGTGCTGTTATCTAAAAAGTATCCTCCGTTGCGTGTGACCCACTGGTTAAAGTTAACCGTAGTGTCGGCTACAACTGTTACATTTTCGTAAGCCTGGAAACTCCCGCCTCCCGTTCCTCCGATAACTGACAGTGTGTATTTGTCTGTGGGTGGTGGTACTGGGGTTCCTCCATTATCTCGGCTATAATCTCCTACCCAATCGCCGTGCCAGAATGTAACACCGTTATCCAGCATACTTTTAATGCGATTAAGATGTGGAGTAGGCGCACCTCCTATTACTCTTGCCCCTATGGTCTTAACGTAATTCCACGATGGCCGACCCGTAATGTTTGGAACCTTAACCCGGTTAACTTTGTATCCAAATGCTGAAAAGTATTCGTCAATGCTCCTGGCAATCTCAGCCTTAATGGTACGTTGCTCTAGGATAAAACCATAGCGGTATAATGACACATTTGTGTAACCGTTGCCTATACTACCTTTAACAGCAGGAGGCGTAATACTATGGACTTCTTTTTCCTCTGCCATGCTGGATGCCATATTGTATCCTTGTTGTGCGGTACTTGATAATAGGTTTAAAGCTGGTGCTACATTTCCGGTGGTTAATCCTGTAGCAAGTGCCCCAAGTGAGTTCACTGCTGTTCCAAATGTCCACCTGTCAGCCTCATAACCCCATCTGATAGATTGAGCCGCTAACCAGTTAGCGTAAGCACTGTTTTGCCACGTACACTGAGGGTAGTTACCTAACGATATTGATTCATTAAGGTTAATTGTAACTCCCGCATATTCCTGGGGGTAACAAATGATTCTGCCGTTTGGGGTTGATACCCCTCTAAACACTACGTTTGGTTGACCATTAAAAAACTCATACCTTAAGGTTACAGCATTTCCATCATTGTTGCTAATCTGTAAGCACCTGTATGGATAACATAACAGCTTGTTATTTTTTGGAGTGTAACCATTTAGCGTGTTAGTGTTGGGCACCGCAATGTTTGTGGCTGTCCTCACGCTGGTTGGTAAGTAACCTCCGCTCTGCCCTCCTGGTACAATGTCTTTTGGCACCATGTACATTGTTACAAGTGCATCACCTTTTCCTGCTCCATTAAGGGCCTTAATCAATGCGGGTAAAAGTGAACCTGTTGACCATCCGTCTGAATCAAATAGGTAATAACTAGCTCCGCTGTAGATTCCTGCATACACGTATCCTCCATCTTCGGGGAACGACGTGTCTTTTAGGTCTACCGTTGAGCCTATTACAATCCACCAGTCTGTAAAATTCTTTTGGGTAAAAGCCGTGGCGACGTAATCACCCAAAGCCAAACCCTCATCTATCAGATTTGCGCCAACGCTATCGTCATTAACATGTTCTCTCTCCACAAAACACGCTGGTATTTGGATGTCGAACATAAAGGTTTGATAGCTGTCTATCTCAAAATAAATGCGTGTCATTCCTTCATTTTCATAGCGTACATCCGTGATAAAAGCGTAAAACCATTTTTGTGAAAATGCCGGGTTTTGATAGCACAGATAGTTACAATCCACTACGGAATCATACTCAGCAGGATAACGTATAAACATTTCCTCCCTCTGATAGGTTAAGTCTTGCGCTGAGTACTGGGTCTTTGAGTTAAAATAAGCCTGCTGGTCTGCTAAACCTGTAAATGTTAACTGGTCTTTGTAGTTATTACTAAGGGGGACGGCACAGCATAACCGCACCGTCGTTAATGGTAAAAATGACATACTGTCTACCCCCTTTAGGTCAGTGTAATGGTAGCTGCCCCTGTCTTTGTATTATCGGTAACGCTTGTAGCTGTTACTGTTAAAGTGTTGGCTGTTATACCCGCCTTAACTGTAAGTTTACCTGTATTGTCAATGGATGCATTTGCATCCTCAGTTACGGTCCATTTTACATTAGGACTAACTAACCCTGTACCGTCAACGGTTGCGGATAACTGTAACTGACCTCCTGTAGCCTTAGCGATAGACGCTGTAGACGGTGTGACTGTTACGCCTGTAACGGTCGGGGTCTGGGTGGTAAATGCCACTGCATTTTTAAACGGGCTGTAGCTCAGTGTCTCCCAGTGATGTAAAAAGTAGTTGTAGTACAATCTTGATGCAACGTAATCTGAGGTCATTGTTAAGTAGTTGTCAAAAACCATAAACCAGTCTACGTCTGTAGCAATGGCAATTACACCCTCTTTTTCAAGTCCGCCAAAATCATCTACGATTACACGTCTGCCGATAAAATTGGTCTTATCCATGTTAAAAGCTGATGCAAGTACCTCAACGTCTACTGACGCGGCTACGCTTGACAGGATAAAGATAACCTGCTCGTCAGTCGGTGTGTGAGTGGTTACACCCATAAAGTTACTGTCACTGCGCATAAAGGTTAAGTCAAGGGCTGTCTGCCTAAACACTGTCATGGTCTGCTTTGCGCTGGTATCGTCTGTCAGACCTGGAACCGTAATCGGCCTTAAGGCTCCACGCAAGCCTGCTTCAAAAAATACGTTTTTCATCAGTAGGAATTCATCATATTCATCTGACGTATAAACAGCTTCGATGATTTTGCTAACCAGATTTTCAACGCCTTCGTAGCTTAAAAATGCGGTTCTCAAATCATCATTCTGGATGGTTACTGGGTACTTATCCTGCCTGTTCCTGATGTGGAACACCGCTCTTACGTCAGGAATGCGTCTTTTAAACTCGTCCTCAGCTGCCGTCATTCCCTGGTCATCAACCAGATAATAAGGTTCAGCCTTAATAAGATTTACAAAAATTTCCTCAACAGTTTCACCTAATGACATTAGTCCCTTTTTAAATGATTTGAGCGGGTTATTGTATGACCTGCTGGTAATGATTACCAGACCTATTCTGTTAACCAGATTGTCTAAAAACTCATTTCTGACAGCCTGGAAGTTAAGGATAGGGTTTCCTACCTCCGCAATATTTTCCTGGGTGGCAACCGGAACTCTCTCCTGATACTGAGGGCTTGCGTCGCTCCTTATTACATTAAGTATATCAATTCCTCTTGGAATGGAACTGTATTCCGCCATCGCATACTTACTTTTAGTTGGCATCTTTAATCCTCCTTTTTAGCCTTTTTCCATAAATCGTCAAAAGACATTTCCTTGCCGTCGTCACGGATGTCTTTATCCTGTTCTTTTTTGATTAACTCTTCGGACGGCTTGTCGTCACGTCTGCCCTCCCGCATAAAGTAACGCCTGTTGTCGTTTCTGAGCCTGTCAACCTCTGCCATTAAATCGTCATAATCTGCATCGTATCTGTCAAGCTCTTCCTCATACCATTCATAACGTTCTCTTAGCTGTTTAAACAGCCCGTCATAATCGATTGATTCGTCACCATTTCTAAACTGGTCCACAATATCGTCAAACCACCCATGCTCTTCTCTTCTGTCTCTTCTTGCGTCCTCTTCTCTTCTTTCTGGTGTGTCATTGTCCTGCCTTTCGTCTTTTCTGCCTCTGTCCTCTGTTTCATCGTCGTCCTTCTTTTTGTAACGGTCCTCTTCATCACGGCGTTTGCGATAATCTTCACGCTCGTCAAAATCCCGTCTTGCTCTGGACGACCAACTCCTACTCCTAGCTGGCATTGTTTTACCTCCTTATTTATAATTGTTTAAATCATTCTTATCCATAATTACGGGATAATTATGATAGGCTACATCCAAATCAACCTTACCCTTAATCCCTGGTATTACGCCACTTTCCGATTTTTGCCACATTCCACATTTGCGTCCTGGTGATGTGTTATAACGAGCAAACCACATATCATAATCTGTAGATACTTTACTTGACTGGTAGTATTTTAGGTAAAAGTCATTGTTGCAGTAAAATACTGCATAAAATCCTTTTTCCTCCAACCTGCTACAAAATGCGTCTGTTAACTCTAATACAAAATTGCGATTAGGTTTAACGCCATTCTGTCCGCAATAACGCTCACTTGCATATTCAAAATCGTATGCGATTGGAAATGGAACCTTTTTGTCGCCCACAAAGTGTAACACGTAGTCAGCTTCTTTTCTTGCCATTTCCGGGGATAGTGCATAGCTAAACCAGTATAGCCCCCACGGTATATTTAATCGCTGGCACTCAGATACATTTCTGCTGGCCTGAATGTCAATGTTATTCTTTCCGTAACCGGCACGTATCATAGCAAAATCAATATTAGGCTTAACTAGGTTCCAGTTTATGGTTTCCTGGAAATAAGATACGTCTATTCCATTCATTTATTTTCCATCCTTTCTGCCAATTTTGTTAGTGCTAGTGTGTTATTTTCCAGTGCTTTGGTTAAAGCGTCTGTCTCTTCTTTGTGTTCTTTGTCTTTCACGCTGTCCCTGTAAAACAACCAAATGCAACAAGCAATCGGAAAACCTAATGTGCCAATCGCCTGTATGATTGCGTTAACGTCCATCCGTTCTCGCCTCCCTTCTCACTTATAAGTATACCACAAATCTGTTGCAAATGCAACACTTTATTTCAAAAAAGTGTTGCAAATGTCACAAAAGTATGGTATACTAAAGATGGATATATTATGTTGCATTTGCAACATTTTGGAGGTAAGGTTGTTTTGGCGTACTATGATGGCACTAAGCTGTTAAGCTTAATGGACTTAAATGGCAAAAAACCAGAGCTTTATTTAGTTACTACTAATCGTACTGGCGGTAAAACTACGTGGTTTAACCGTTACCTTGTTAAAAAATTTAAACAAGGTAAAGGTAAGTTTTGCCTTTTGTATCGGTTTAATTATGAGCTTTCTGACGTGGCTGAAAAATTTTTTAAAGATATCCATAATCTTTTTTATCCAGACGACCACATGTCAAGTAAGCCTATGGCAAAGGGGATATTCCATGAGCTTTTCCTTAATGACATTCCATGCGGATATGCCCTCAGTTTAAATAACGCTGACGCAATTAAAAAATATTCCCACCTATTTAATGACGTTGATAGAATGCTGATGGATGAATTTCAGTCAGAAAATAATAAATACTGCACGGATGAAGTCAGAAAATTGTTATCCATTCATACCAGCATTGCTAGAGGTAAAGGTAAGCATATACGGTATGTACCAGTGTACATGTTAGGCAATACAGTAAGCTTGCTTAATCCTTATTATTCTGCCTTAGGAATATCTGACCGATTAAAACGTGATACCAATTTTCTAAGGGGTGACGGTTACGTGCTGGAACAAGGTTTTATCGAATCTGCATCTAACGCCCAACTGGAATCTGGTTTTAATCGTGCGTTTGCTAAGAGTGATTATGTCGCTTACTCTTCGCAAAATGTTTACCTTAATGATAACTATTCATTCATAGATAAACCATCAGGCCGTGGAAGTTATGTATGCACGGTTAAATATCTTAATAAACATTATGCGATTTACGAGTTTACAGAACAAGGACTTATGTATGTTACTGATAAATATGATTCCTCATTCCCGTTAAGGTTGTCCCTTACCACCGACGACCACAATATTAATTACGTTATGTTAACAAAACAATCGTTCATGATATCACATTTCCGCAACTTGTTTGAACATGGTTGTTTTAGATTTAAGAATTTGGATAGTAAACAAATGACATTAAAATTATTATCATACTGATATCTACGTGTGTTATCTAACATTTGATAAACCGGGTCTGCACCGTAAAAAGTGCCGGAAATCAATGGCCGTCAGACAGCCACTTGTTAGACCATACGTTCAGATATAAAAGGGATAGCGTTTTGGCTATCCTTTTTAACAATACTTGCGCAAATATCTATCTGTTTCATAAACAACTTCTCCTATTAAAAATTTCATCATTAATCCTCCTTAAGTTTTCTTAATTTTTTAGCTGTCATTTTGTAACCCTTGTCAACCAGTACAATTCCACCGGGCAATCTCTTTGGTTTAAGTCCTTCCTTTAGTTCCAGCCCTTCCTTAAACTCTTCAACCTTATGCTCCTTTAAAAATTCCTGTTTAGCCTTTTCCGGCATTCCCGCACAACGGATGTTGTAAAACGGTTTCTCTAACTTATTTCCATCCTTATGTGTAACGTGTTCAATGTAGGTTTTCTGTCTCACAAACAAGCCCATATCCCAATAGGATTCCAGTTTCCACGCACAAAAGGATGTAGGATGAATTCTTATTCCCTTAACCTCTTCTGGATTTCCATGACAATGAATAGAATCTGTATCACAGTAAATAAAGTTAGGATAGTTCGCCTGGGCGGCTTCTATGACAAACCGTCTTGCGTATGAGGTTATGGCGCTTCCAACTGCTATAAAACCAGCTTTTTTATTATGTTCCTCAATGATGTCAAAAGCAAGAAGGTTCTTGTCGTTGATGTATGGCACTTTATAAGAACTTGAATCGTTAGAGGAAAACTTGCCGTACAAATTGTTAAGGAATAGCTTTGCAAGCTCCCGCTCTGCCCCTTCTGAGTTCTCCTTAATCTCTTTATATTTGTACATGTATTCATCAAATAATCCAATCTCCTTCCTAAAATAACAACCGTCTAAAATCTCTAAATCATATACATCATAATGCTTTAAAAATAACTCATAGTCCACGCACGTCATTGTCATTGTTACAGTTGTATCAGTTATTTTACCGTGGCGTATATAATAACGCTTATAAGTACCAGTACTATAATCAAAAACATTGCTAGTTTTAAGGTATTCAGTACCAACATAGAGTAGTGAGCCTTTAATCTGCACAGTCGGCAAATTTCCTGGTTTAAGTTGGAATCTACATCTAAATCTAACAAAGTAATAATATTCAGTTCCGACAGGAATTGTGTCTCCCTTCCAGAACTGGGGTCTACCAACCGGGTAGTAATTTCCACTTTCGGACGACATGTTTGATGGGTAACTACTGTTAATATCTGCCGTCCATCCTTGCTCAAAAACGATATTGGCTTTTGATTCGTTAAGGTAGCAATATCCGCCTCTGTAAGAGTGACGGATATATCGGTCAGCGTTAGGTTCTCCGTATACCTCTTCATCTATTAATACCTCCGTTAAATCTGGAAAAAAATTACTATAATCCTTCTTGTCATAAAAGGTCTTAAACTCACTTAAACAGCATGAGCCAATAGTAAGTTTTTGATGTCCTCTTTCAAACATTATTTCAAGCGCTTCTTTGGGAACTAATACATCATTTGATATGTACTTCTTTTCCTCTTCGGTTATGGGACAACCCGCATATCTAAAACCACGATATTCCATTGTGCCCTTACGGTGTTTGGTTTTAAAACTTTTTCCAATATTTTCTACACTAAACGGAAGGAGCTTGTATGAATCCCTAAACTCTATAATGTTACCCTTGTACTTAACTGTTACTGAGTACCATTGTCCCCTGTCTGATATACTAGCCTTAAAATCTCGATTGTGCATCTTTCCTTCTGGTACACGGTTCCAATTATAACCATTTCTCAAAAAATAATTAACAATAAAATCTCCGTCGAACTTAAGATTATGAAAATACCCTATAATATTACAGTTAAGACTATAAACGTAATCGAGCCAATCAGAAATGGAATGGAATATTTTAACATCCTCAGTATACAATTCAACCATACACGCACACCAGACTTCGGTAAACGTCTGACCCTCATATACTGTTGTTTCAAAATCACACATGTAGTACTTGTAATTACGTGTTCGCACATCTTAAATACCTCCATTATACTTGTCTCCAATCTTCATCCTCTTCTAGGGCCTCCATAATTTCCTCACGCCCCCCTTGACTACCTCCTATCATCTCTAATATTCCATTCAGTTTTCCTACAAGTATTTCAGTATTTGATACTCCTTCCCATCCGGGCCACTCACCTGATTCTTTAGAGCGCTCAAGTGCCTCAGAAAAATCTTCGTCGCCGTAACGTTCACGGGAGCGCCTAAACCATGCTGAAATATACCTAAATAGTTTTTCATTCCTGCCGTATATCTGAGTCATTTCCATTTGGAAAACTGTAAATATTTGTTCAGCAAAATTATAAAGTATATCGTTCGGGTTAATTTGAGCTTCATTTAATGTTTCACGTGAAACATTTTTAGGTTTCTTTCCTAAACGTTTTTCTGCACCTTTTCTTGCGCTTTCTTGTCGCTCTAAAGTTCTACCGTATTTACCGGATACAATCTCGCCTGTATTTGCATTTACATACTCTGATTTTTCATAAAGCTTTTGTGTGTTTAACTTAGATAATCTACGCACGCTTGCCTGAGTTACCT